GTTGAACCGATTTTTGCGCCTTCAACGGCGAATGAATCGTCATACTGACGATTGACGTTGCGACTGATCACCAAGTTGTTCTCGAGGATTTCGAGGGATTTACGGGTGATCATGTCAATGGTAAGAATACTGTTTGCCATGATAATTCCTAAATAAGTTAGCGGAGGTTACGCGCTTCCTGCTTCTTTACCTGCCTTGCTCTTTCTGCCTCAATCCAGTCTGACGTGGACATTGACTTAATAGAGCGTGGATCAGTTGTATCGTATGCCGGCGCGCCGGTAGTACGGGCTGATACAGGTGAAATCGGCGATGGTGCGTTTGAAGTCTTTTTAACAGGTGGGTTTGCGGCTAACTGAGCCTCAATCCTACCAATCTCTTTGGCTTGCAAGATAGGCGATAGTCGAGAGATCCGTTCAGCTTCGCGGGGGTTTGCACCTAAGTGGTATGCCACTTCGGGGCCAATGTCCGAGGCCTGAATGGATTGAGCCATCACGGTGGTGATTGGTAAATTCGGGTTATAGGCGACTTGTTCAAAGTCGTCATATTTGGCTCGAATCTCTTCCTCTTTGTCGTGATAGGCGTCGAGTATTTCAGTCTGCTGCTTGCGCTGCTCACGCTCTGCAATCTTTTGCTCCGCACGTTGATCAGCCAATGCTTCGACATAATCTTCGTTTGAGGCAAATTGCTCGGGCGTAACCGGTGCTTGTTGCACAACAGGTTGAACTCGTTCCCTTTCCCACTTTCGCTGCTCACGAGCGAGCCGCTTACCGATTGCTGCGTCTAGTTCCTCTTGTGAGAAGGTCTTAGGTGCTGCTTCGGCTATTTCCGGCGTTTGTACTTCAGAGATTGGGGCTACCGTAGCTTCCAATTCCGGCGCGGGTACTTCCGCTGAACTTACTTCTTCTGACATTTTTGTTTCCTAAGAAACCCTGATGGTTCGCACCAGTACGATAATTATATTCTTAACTTTACTCTGCGGCAACCCACGGCAACGGTTCAGGCTGGGGTGATGGCACTTTTTGGGCATCAATCAGCGCCTGCACTTCAGCTTCCATTGCTGCGACACGGTCAACGCCCAAAGCGTCTTGAGTCCAAAGCACTGCTTCGGCTTGGGTAATATCGGCGTAGGGGATGAAGTTTTTAGTGTCGGCAGGCAGCAAGTTAACCGAATACGTCACAGAACCAGTAAGCCCGCCTTGGGTGTCGCTGATTGTGAAGTTGCTCATTGTCACAGTTTCGGGTTTTGGTACGTTCATAACAGAGAGTGAGTTGATCAGCCAATTCATAGTTGCACCTGGGGGATTGGGGTAACGGGGGCGTGCGTGATTGCAGCAGCGTCAGCTTGTTGCTTAATCTTTTGCATAACGGGATAAGAATTGCTTTTGTTTGGTTGCTCACCAAGCAATTGCAATACATAGTTGATTTCTTCAATCGTAAGTTTAAAAGGCAAGTCCATTTTTATCCTACCAACAATCTGCGGGTTGTACCGCCTGCGTCTTTAATTGTGATTGACCCTGCTTGGGCAATGATGCCCGCGGTGTATGTGCCAAACGCTAATACGCCTGTGCCTTTTGTTGTCAGGGCTATGTCAATGTTTGCGTCTGAACCTTGAGCAGAATGAACAATAGCTGAACCTGTTGCACTACCTGAGAACTGATGGTAGTTAACGGCTGATGCTGTGTGGGCTACGACAACTTGCAAATTAGCGCCGGAGTTTGTGTAAAGAAGAAGTCCGCTACCGCCTTTGCTTGCTAAAGTTAGCCCAATGTTTGTATCACTACCTTGTACAAGGATAGACGGTTGAGCAAGTGTTACCGCACCAAATACGCTCACATAATTCACAGCACTAGCAGTAGGATTAACACGCAATGATTCTGCGCCTTCTATGCCGCCAAGTGAAGTTGTGCCTACAAAGACGTTTGCTGCTGTACCCGCAGCGTAGAAGTTATAACGACCTGTGCCGCTTGGGATGCCGCCATAGAAGCCGTAATTGTTGGTTGCGCCTGTAAGATTGCTTTGAACAATAAACCCATTTTGGGTTGTAACTGCTGATCCAGCGCCAATCGTACTTTGGGATGCGCTGAAATGACTCAAAACAGAAAGAGTAAATGCTGATGCGGCGGTTGAAATAGAGCTTCTGAAGGAATAAGCAGTAGTCGTAACGTCCGACTGAACTACACCTGTGCTAGCTACTGCCCAAGAATTAACAGACCCTGTGATATTTTTTGCTACAGAAAAAGTTCTTCCTGCAGCAGGAGTTGCGCCAATCCCCACATTACCCGCACTATCAATTTGCATCCGCTCAGTGCCAGCCGTGCTTGCAGCAATCGTATCAGCGGCGGGAAACCAAAATCCGGTGTTAGTATCGCCTGCGGTAGTGATAGCAGGAGTTGCAACAGCACCAGCAGCAGAGCTAAAAATATTTGCGCTAACATCTCGACCAGCAGTTAAGTTTGCAACTGATACTTGTTTTGTAGTGCCTGTTTGAACAATAGGCAATACCTCGGTTCCCGCAAGCGGGGTAGTCGAGGCGGGTAAACCACTAATCTTTGTGTCAGCCATGATAATTCCTTAAACTAAAATGAATGCGCCATCTTCTTGTACTAAGTTGTTGCCTGACTCGGTAATAAGATTGTTAAATTCCTGATCTCGACCGTAGCCAGAAAACAAAGAAACAATACTGCCAAGCCCAATAGCAACGCCTGTGCGCAAGCCAACACCCCAACTCATCGAATGTTAATCGGCTTGGCGTAAACTGTGCCGCCAGTCGATACCTGTAATGCGCTTACTTGCCAAGGTTGATTAGTTCCGTCTTGAGGTGCGTAAAACGGAATTGGCGTATAGGCGGGGATTGCGGTGCTAGCTGTTGTGGCAGTAACGCCAACACCAACAGTAATGTATGCATCTTGGGTACACCAAACAACAACGCCTTGAGGCCCTGCGTTCCAAGGGCCTAGCGTTACCGCAGTACCGCTAGTTGTGTCAGAATCGGCAGGGTATTCGGCATCTGCTAATGGGCGAAGCATTTCCATGTTATTTCCTTACAATAAAAATATAGGTTTCATTTAATAATTAAACTTTTACTAAATTAAAACGTGTGCCAGGGGTACTAGAGTTAATCGTCACTAAATTACCTGCCGTACCACTTACATTGAAAGCACTAACCGTTGTAGCAATTGATGCGGGAAAAGTAATTGTACAAGGCTGCACAGTATTAGATATATCGGCAAACGTGTTTGCACTTGTAATGACCAACGTACCTGCACCACCTTGGTTAAGCGTGGGGTATGAAAATCCACCGCCGGCGAAGGTTTTAGACGATGCAGAGGTCATGCTAATTGTGCCTGCGCCACTAGTGCTGAAGTTAGTGCCTGACACAGTAAAGGTTGCACCAGATACAGCCATTGTGCCGCTGTTAAAGGCAATAGACCTAACACTTGACCCTGTGGATGAGAACGTACTATTTGTTAATGCTTGTGCGTTTAAATTAAGCGCACCAAGTGTTAAGGTAAATGTTGCTGTTGATGTCAACGCATCGCCTAACGCAAAAGTCGTAGAAGTACCGTTTACAGTTATTGCATATAAAACGCTTGCGCCTGCAGAGGTAAAAGTCTGTGTTGTGTTAAATCCTGCAAATGTAAACGTGCCTGTTGTTGTTGTGACAGCAGATGATAAACTTACGTTGCCACATATAGTTGGAAAAGTACCCGCCGCTGAAAGCGTCATTGGCAATGTGCGAGTTGATGCGTCTATCGTACCAACATAATTGGTAGTAAATGTTATTGTTGTGCCTGAGTTTAACCCTGCGTCTTCAATAATTACGGTATCTTGCGGCAACGGATAATTAGCAAGCGCGGGTGTGCCGCCTGAAGTTAACGCCCATACGGTTGCAGTCCAAGCACCCCCTGCCACAAAACTCCAATAGACGGTTTTAGGCGTTTGTAGGGTAATGTTGGTGTTATTACCTGCGTCCCCACCCGTTGCAACGGTTAAGGGTGACGCCGCACC